ATAGTATAAGCCTGGAAAGTAATTCTTAATGTATAGTATCTCCATCTTTTCGTTAGATGTTCCAAATGCAGGTACTTTCTTTTTATCTCTTATCTTTCTTTGGTCTAACCAATCAGTACAATAGTAATAATTTTGAATCTTTGGTTCACCATATAGCTTTTCAGCACGAAGTGTGTGAATAGGAATATGATACATCTTTTTAATCTTTGTATGCGTATCATCCCAATATACTTGGTATGCTGCATTACCATACAACTTTAAATCAAATGCTACTCTCTTTGTTTCTTCCTGTGGAATTAACTTTTGTAGTATTTCATTAAATACTTCATTTTTAGAATACAATCCTTTACCAAATACTAAATCAGATATACCTTCAACACACGCTGATGTAGTTGTAGATACATTCCATGCAGCAGTTACTGCACTAAAAAAATCATCATGTCCATAAACACCGAATGGCACCCATGCGTGTCTTGTTCTAGTATCTTCTGAAATAATTGGAAGAGAGTTGTTTTGTGTATTTACAATTCCAAAATGTTGTATTTGTTTCATATTATTGTAATATTATATATCTGTTTTCACTTTGATGTGATACCTCATTACCATCTAATGGTATTTGGTTTTCGTATATTGCTGTATTTGTTGATTGAGAATGGTAGACTTGTATTGAACCATTCCAAATTGGGTCTAAATTGCCTGAACAAAAGATTTGAGCTCTATATTGAGAACCTACAATAGCACCACTTATACTCATACTTGCTGAAATATAACTTTCGTATGGTTCGTAGGTTGTACCACTTAATGAAGCAGTAAGATTTTCTAATGTGTACATATCTTGCAAACTAACAGTCAGTTGTGCTGATGATGTAGGTTGTACACGAATCACATATTGGTTAGATTGACTAATATAGTAGGACAGCATTATCTTGTATTTAGATTGTTGTTATCTATTATTAACACCAATATATGGTATTATAGTTAAATAAAAAAAGGGATAACTTGCGTTACCCCCTTAATATCTTTTAATTCTATATACTAATTAACTGTATACGATAGTTGAACCATTTAAACTTCCTGTTGGAATTGCGGTTACTGTATTTGAGCCAGAAATAAAGTTTGCTGGGAATTGCTCTAAACCTGTTAAAGTTATCTGGTAACCGTACATATCCCCGAGCCCTGCTCCTGTCTGGATAGTACCACCGGTAACATCCATACCATTTTTAATACCTGCTACAAATGCATCTCCATTATTAGTCCAAACGATTACTTGTGGTCTACCATACGCCATTAATTTCAACTGCGTATGCATTTCGTTAGTCAATTTCTTCAAATTAAGAGTTAATTCTTGTGAGAAGAAAGTTGTACCATTATCACGAGATGAGTTTACAGTAGTAGTATATGAGCTATTTCCCTTTAACTGATAAAAGTAAAGAGATGAACTTAAAGGTAAGCTATTCACTAAACCTGCGGGTACAACATTGTTGGCCCCGTCAAAATTAGAGCCAGTAGTAAATCCAAAAGAGCCCGTAGTGTAGTTTATGAAATAAACTCCCTGCAGACCTCCAATTGATTCCTTGCATTGCTCTTGCCTTCCTGATGTTAAATTACATGCCATATCTATTTGATTTTAATCTTGTTTGTGATAAGTTGGTGAGGAACTTAATCCCCACCTTCTTAAATTATTTGTTAGTACGCTCCGTAGTAAACGATGTCTTGACCGATACCTATTTGTGTACCTGCCGTGTAACGCATCACGATTCTGTAGTTCTGCGAGCCGTCAATGTTAGCCATGTCTAAAACTCTTACTTCATTATAATCGGATAAAAGGCCGGTTGCGAAGAATAAGTTAGATTTTTGAGCTGCAACGATTTTGTTACTAGCCATACCTGGACACATTACGATTTCAATACCCTGATAGTTAAACGGCTTCTCGCCCACGTTCATTTGCGTATTAAAGCCACTTTGATTTGCGTTACCACCTAATGCAGTTTGATAAGCTTTAGCTACGTTTGTTGAAACATAGATAACTAAATCTTCTTTACCAAATACTGTGTTAGGGATTGTGTTGTAAACGTTACCAATTTTGTTGATTACGTTTGCTGATGTGATTGAGCCTGAATCGATAACTGAACCAGTCAATGCTGGCAATACTGCTGTTGCTCCACCTGCTGCTATTGAAGCAGAAAGTAAATTTTGGAATCCACCGAACTCACCATTGGTTGCGGTAGTACCTTGCCAAATTGAAGTTTCAGTTGCTGCTGCAACTTGTGCTCCTACATAAGATACTAAGTAATCGTTGAATGTCTTTGGGATTTCATCGAATGCTGAGTAGCCTAATTGTAATGCCTGCCAAGAAGCTACGAAGTTTTGCTTACATAAAGTAAGGTTAACTTGTAATTCTTTTGGAGTGATTACAGCTTCTGTTAAAGTTACAGAGCCTGAAGTTACGAAGTCGCAAGATGCGTCTTGTACGATACCTGAAGTAGCAACCTTTTGGATTACTTCTTTGTATTTCACGTTAGGCATGATAGTTACTAACTTCTTGTCTAATGTGTTTGCTGACAATAAAGCTGCTGCTATATATTGACCCGCAAATTCTCCTGAATACGTTGTAGCCGTAATTGTTGGCTCAGCGAACTTTTGGAGTCTTTTGTTTGATAAATTGTTCATTTGTTAATTTTTTTTAAATGATTTTAAAATATTTTTATTATCTGTATAATTTTGATAATACAGAATTATGCATTGATTTTTCTTTTTGACCAAAGTTCTTACTATTAATTTCAATTGCTGCTAAATTAACATCAACTGGAGCTCCATCTAACTTTGGTAATTCTTCTTCTTCCTCTTCCTCATCAGGCTCTGCAGCCATTTCTAATGATGGGTTAGGTGATAAAGAACTTACTTCTTGCCCTTCTGATGGATATGCTGATTCAAACTTTTGTTTCATTTCTTCCATCTTCTTCTCCATCTCTTCAATACGGTATTGTAGTTCTACTAATGGGTCAGGTGAGCCAGGTAAAGCTTCTACTTCTACCGTTTCTTCATCTGCCATTTTGATATCATCTTCTTTTTTGATATCAGCTTCTTTATCAACTACTTCTTCCATTGGTTTTTCTTCTAACTCAACGTTTTCTCTTTCTACGATTTTACCATCTTTAGTGATTACTTTAATTAAGTTCTCATTACCTGATTCATCTTTAAGAGCTAACTCGTGAGTTCCGTCTGGAGCTGGGGATTTAGTACCATCTTCTGATACTATTTCTAATACTTCACCTACATCAAAGGTAGGAGATTCAACGATTGTTCCGTCTTTTAGTTTTGCGTAAGTCATATTAACTTCTTCATCTAATGATAAAAGAGTCATTATCTTATTTAATACTGAATTTGCGTTCATAATTTTTGGTTTATACTATGATTAACATAGTTTGATTTATTTATAGTTATTTTTTTTAAGAGTTGTTGATTATAAACCAACCTACTGTGTCAGCATCGCCATTACCATTTGATGTAATTGTAAATGTTCCTGCTCCTTTTGAACTAACTGCAACCATATGTGCATTAGTTAGGGTTTGTTTACTTACCATTATAATACTATTTGCAGTTACCAATGAGTTAGATACAGTTACAGTACCTGGATTTCCACCATCTAATACTGCCGTTCCTGCTTGCTGATTACTACCTGTTGGTAATTGTAATTGGAATGTTGATGCTACTTTAACACTACCTGTGAATTGGCTATCACCAATTACAAATAATTCAACTGCATTTGATGAACTTAATATCAAACTACCTGTCATTGTAGTACTTCCACTTACGTTTAATGTACCTTCGAAGTATGAGTTAGAGCCTGAATCAATTAAGAATCCAGTCTTTCTAGCAGATGATGTTCCTGTTCCTACGGAGAATACATTTTCACCTGTTTTATTTCTTATACCATCATTTGCATTGTATCTACCAAAATGTGCACTACCACCTTCTGTTAATGCAAAAGAGTTTGAAGCAGATACGATTAGATTTTGTCCAGCTATTATACAACCATTCAAATCTCTATAATTACCTGCACCTGTTAGGTTTGAGAATATGGTATTAGTTTTACCTAATATAGTATTATCACTAAAATTGGCAGCTGAAGTTCCTTCTTGTGAGCCAGTAGCAAGTAAAGTATGTCCTTGTCCTTGAAATAGATTTCTATTAGCACTTAGTAATCCAGTACCGGCCGAGCCTGAAAAGGATTGATTTGTTAATGTTACTCCACCTAATGTAAGGTTATTAGCGATTGAAACTGCTGAACCTATTGCATTTGCTGTATATCCACCTTGTGTAGTACTTATTCCACCTACAGATGTATGAACACCAGTAGCCGATGCATTGGTATATGATATAGTACCATTTGTAATATTACTACTAGCATTAACGTTCGCAGATGCGGATATATTATTGATTACAATACTACCACCTGCTATTATGTTACTACTAACAGTTTGTGTATTAGTAGTTAATAGAATACGAGATGAGGTATTTGTTATAGTACCACCAAACAAACCATTACCAGCCATAGTAATTGTTCCACTACCACTTAATCCAGTTGCTATTTGAGCAATAGATTGGGATGCAGCATTGATTGTAATCGTTCCGTTATTATTAAAGTTACTTTGAAAGTTTAATGAGCCTGTAAACGCTAATGCATTTATTGTTGTACTACCATTGGAAATTATATTATGAGATAATGTGTGTGTACCTGGATTATTTGCTTGATTAATAGTAAAACCACTCGTTCCGTTGAATATGTTATTATTCATTGTAGGTCTATTCCCACTTACACTTGCTGCTGATGCAGTTATTTCTGAGGTTATACCATTGGCATTATTTAAGTAAATGTTATTATTACCACCTATATATTTTGTGTATCCAGTGGTTGGTGTATTAGGATTACTAAATATGTTATTACTACCTGATATAATTGTTGTACCGGTATTATTATTACTTTTAAATATTAAGTTTAAGTTGTTCGAATTGCTTGAAGAAGATAAATATAATAAATCAGTTCCAGCTACATTAAATCCAGATGGTGCTAATACAAAACTACCCGATGAAGTATTCATTTTAACTCCACCATTTCCTAATATACCTCCTTCAGGCGTTGCTCTTCCAAATAAAAATCCATCTCTCGAAGCAAAACTCACACTTGAAGATACTGCTATAAATGATAAACTACCCGAACCACCCGCATTACCATTGTTATTCAAAACAAATGAGCCGTATGAGGTGAATTGGTTAGAAGGAGAATTGAATAGTATGTTATTTTGTGTAGTTGCATTTAATGTAAAAAATCCACTACCAGTACTATTTAAAATTAAGCTAGCGTTTGATATTGTTTGAGAGCCTGTAAATGTATTTGCTCCTAATGTTGCTCCTGCTGCTCCCCCACCTCCAAATGATGAAGTTGCTACTAATGTAGTTCTATTATTACTATCACCTACTAAAACATATCCTTGTGCTAATGAAGCAGTTAAAGTATTTGATACAACTAAACTTCCTGTTAATTGGAATTGTTGGCTGCCAGATGGAACATTGATAGTTACATATCCTGAAGGGTCTATGCCATTACCAACACCATTAGTAACTCCAAAACGGAAACCTTGGTCTGCAGCCAATGTCATATTATTATCTTTTGTCAGTATTTGTATACTGCCGCTTCCACCATATTGACCATTATTATTTATTTGAAATAATCCATACGCTCTAAAATTAGCATTAGGTGCTTGGAAATCTAGGTTAGCTTGCCCACTAGGGTCAGTTGATATAATATTCAATTGAGTATTGCCTGCAGTTGTTATAGTTTGGTTACCTATGAATGTATTAGAGCCTGTTGTTGCAAAACTACCTGTGTTGATACTACTTCCAAATGATGATGTAGCTACTAATGTAGAAACACCACTACTGTTACCAACGTAAGTAAATCCATTTGCTAATGATGCCGTTAAAGCA